TGATGCTATGGTCAAGGCGCTGCCGAACGGGCCGCGTGTGGCCGTTGTTGAGTTCTACCTGCATGCGGACGCCAGCCTGGTTCAGCGTATGCAGAGTGCTCACATGAGCAAGAGTACTCTGTACCGTAACCGTGACCGGGCGCATGAGCTGATCTATCAGGCGCGGTACGGGCGGCTATACGATCCGGTAGAGGATCTGGCGGCCAAAGCCCGGCGCATGGGCCATGTATGAAAAAACTCCTTGCATACATGGGAAAAACCAGTACTCTTCGTACTAACGTGAGATAATCGCGTCTACAAGAAGCCCAGTTCATGACTGGGCTTTTTTTTTGCCCTGTTTCCCCGGTGTGATTCGTCCACCGGGGTTTTTTGTTTTTGGGATGAGTATGGCTGATTTTGGTGCTGCGTATTCGCTGATGCTGAAGAATGAAGGTGGCCTGGTGCTGCACCGCGTTCCTGGTGATCGTGGCGGGTTGACGTTCGGTGGTATTTCTCAGCGTGCTCATCCGTCGTGGTACGGGTGGTCTGTGATTGAAACGCGGGGTGAATCTGATCCGCGTTTGCCAGATTTTGTGCGCGCTTTTTATCGTGCGCACTATTGGGATCGGGTGGCTGGTGATGATATGGCCAGTCAATTGGTTGCTAACTCCGTGTTTGATTTTGCAGTTAATGCCGGGTGTCGGGTTGCTGTTCGATTGGCTCAGGTGGCCGCTGGTGTTAAGGCTGACGGTTGGATCGGGCCGGTGACAGTGGCGGCGTTGGGTGATGTTGATCCTGAAGCGTTTGCTGATCGGTTTGCGCTGGCCAAGATTGCTCGCTATTCGTTGATCGTTGAACGGGATCGTTCACAGCGTAAGTTTCTGTGGGGTTGGGTTCGGCGTGTGTTGACGGGTGTTGAGTCATGAGTGTCACAAAACTGGCTGGGGCGGTCGCTGATGTGATTGATGAATTGCATACGTCCGATGAGGAGCGTGCCCGTCTGGCTCTCGAAGAAAAGAAGGTTGAAGCGGAAGTTCTGATGGGGCAGCAGCGGGTGAATGAGGCTGAAGCTGGACACAGGTCAGTGTTTGTTGCTGGTTGGCGGCCATTCATTGGCTGGGTTGGTGGTATCGCTATGGCTTATCAATTTGTTCTCTATCCATTGCTACTTTGGTTGTTGGCGGTTGCTCAAGGCGCAGGTCGCCTGGTTGGGGTAGAGGCTCCACCTGTTCTGGATGCGGACGCGTTGTGGGTTGTTGTTAGTGGGATGTTGGGTGTTGCCGGTATGCGTTCATGGGATAAGCGCAGCCGTGTTCAAACGGACAGGATCAAGTGAGGACTCTGATGGATCACCCGGTAATTGAGCGGCTGATGTCGTTCCTGTCTTATTCGATTGGTGGCTTGGTGACGGCATCGGGCTGGAGCAATCAGGATTGGTATGGATTGGTTGGCGCGGTATGCACTGTGATTATGGTTAAGGCCACAATCAAGTATAAGCGCATGAATTATCAGCTCCGGTTGCGCGAAGTCGAACTCAAGGAACAAGAGGCTCTCAGGATTCAGGCTGCAGCCCAAGGTACTTCTGGAGAATGACCGCATACGCGTCAGAGTGGCGCGGTTTTTTTGCAGAAACGTAGCCCTATAGGGGGTTATAGTAATTCAATGAAATCAATAGGTTACGTCTGATGGCTGGTGAATTTAATCTCGACGCCCCGGCGAGTCAGACGCAATTTTCACAGCTCCTTGGATGCTCACAACCTGCAGTCTCGAAGCATGTACAGAAAGGAACACTCCCGAAGGGTGGCACATACCGTCAGTGGTTTGTTGCGCTCTATCAGCACCTGGCCGAAGAAGCGGCGGGGCGCGGGGGATCGCTGCAAGACGAACTGAACAAAGCCCGCATCGAAAGTGAAAAGGTCAAGGCTGCGAACGGTCGCCTTGATTACGAAGCCCGAATAGGGAGCTTGGTTCCTACCGAATGGGCGGCTCAGGCATTACGCGATTGGGCGGCGCAAGCAAACCGGGAATATCAGTCAGGCATCAAAAACTTTGCGGCTGAAATCCAGAGCGTTCATAAAATTCACATCAGCGCGGAACTGACGACTAAACATGCTGGCACTGTCATCGCACGAATTGCAGATCATGCAGACAAGCTGGCGGGGTCTGTTGAAGGAAGCAGCAACTGAATTTAGCCCGCCGCATCCTGCTGATACTGTTCAGTGGATGTCGGATCATTACGCGCTGCCGTCTGTTACAGGATTCAGTGGGTCGTATAACTACGAGCACGCGCCTTATTTTATTGGTGTAGCACTCGCGGCTGATGACCCGGAAATCTATGAAGTTGATCTGATGAAAGCCTCTCAGATCGGTTGGACATACTGGGTGATTGGTTACGTGCTCGAACGAATAGATCAGGAACCCTGTCCGATCTTGGGCGTGTTTGCGAAGGAAAAGGACGCGAAGGCGTTTCACGATGAGAAGCTGGTTCCTACTGTTCTGGCTAACCCGAATTGTCCGATGGACGTTAGCACCAGTCGCAAGTCTGGTAATCGCTGGGATTTCAAGGAGTTTCCAGCCGGTTATCTGAAGCTGGTTGGCTCCAACTCGCCGGGTAACGTGAAATCCACGTCATCTGTTGGTCTGGCATTGATTGAGGAACCTGACGATACCAGCGATAACGTTGCGGAACAGGGGGATGCAATTGGCTTGACGGAAGAACGGCTGAAACGCTACACCGGCAACAAACTTCTGATCGTTGGTGGGACACCTGCGGTTAAAGGCGTCAGCAAGACAGAGGCGCGACTGGCCCAGTCAGACAAGCGCGTCTTGCCCATCGCTTGCCATGAATGTGGTGGCCGCCACGTACTCGACTGGTCAAATGTCGATTGGTACGGCAAGAACGGCGAGATTCCGTGCGATGAGAGCACAGGCGAAATACTTTCAGAATCTCACGAAGTGTTCGGGTACAGCCAGCCGGAAACGGCAGTGTATATCTGTCCTGATTGTGGTTGTGAGTGGGACGATTATCAACGCCAGAAGAACGTCAGGGACACAGTTTACAATGCCCTTGAAGAGGGTGATCCCTACGCAGGTTGGACGCCTACACAGCCGACAAAGGGTGTTGCCGGGTTCATGGGGATTAGCGAGTTGTACGTCTGCATACCTGGAACCAGTCTGGCTCAGGTGGTGCAGGAATACCTCAAGGCCAAACACGAACAGGATCAAGGCAAGGTTGAGGCCATGATCAAGTTTATTAACCAGAAGCTGGGCCTTCCTTACGAGTACGAAACGGACGCTCCTGATGAAGATGAGCTGGCGGCCAAGGCGTTGGATTACTCAGAAATGACGATACCCGCAGGCGGTTGGGTGCTAACGGCGGGTGTGGATGTACAGCATGACCGCCTGGCGGTTGTGATCCGGGCGTGGGGCCGTGGTGAGGAAAGCTGGCTGGTCTACTGGGGCGAAATGGCTGCAAAGAAATCGACAAGCGACCCAACCGATCCGGTATGGCAAGAGTTGCACACGTTGCTGACTACGCCAATCCAACATGAGCGCGGCTTTGGCCTGCGCATTAGCGCCATGAGCATTGATAGCTCTGATGGTAGTACCAGTGATCAGGTTTATAGCTGGGTTCGGGCGCGGGTGCGTTACAACGTGATGGCCATCAAGGGTGCGTCCAATGACTACGGCACCCGCGAAATCTATACCAAGCCGAAAGACATTGATCTGACGGTACCGAAAGCCAAGCAGACCAAAGCGGCGCGATTTGGTGTCAAGGTCTATATCGTTGGTACTCACAAGTCCAAGGATCTGATCATTGGCGAGCGCGGGCGAGTCACGCTGGAGGGCAGTGGGCCTGGTAGGTTTCATTACTATGAAGGCGTGCGTGCGGATTATTACGAGCAACTGATGAGTCACATCCTGGCTCCTGATAAGCGCCTGCGGGGCAAGAAGACATGGCAGAAAAAAGCGAGTATTCGTGATGAAGGGCTGGACTGTGAAATCTACGCGCTGCATGCCGCCAGATCGCTCGGCCTGAACCGCTGGTCAGTACCAGCTTGGGATAAGTTGGAACAGCAGTTGATGCAAGCGGATATGTTTGCAGCGCCTGCGCAGGAGTCAGAACCCGTGTCGAAACCAGCGTCACAGCAACGAACACAACCAGCCCGGTCAGGGCGTGTATTGAATAGAGGGGTTGAATTATGACAGGTATCACTCTGGCTCAGGCTCAGACTCAATTGTCCCTATGGTTGGACGCGGACGCGAAAACTGCACGGGGGCAGGCGTACAGCATGGATGGTCGATCCATGACGCGTGCGGATGCGGCTGAAATCACTAACAAAATCAACTATTGGCAGGACATGGTTAACCGGCTTTCTGGTAATCAGCGTCGTGGCATCAGCCGGGTAATTCCTCTGTGAGTCGTGGACTGAAACCCGAAATCACCAAGGCGATGCGGCCTAACATGCTGGATCGCGTGATCGGCTACTTTAACCCCGTAGCTGGTCTGCAGCGTCAGCAGGCGCGGGGAATGTCAGCGGTGATGGGCGGCTACACTGGGGCCAGTCGCCGCAGTTCCTGGGGCCGAAAATGGCAGGTCTCGAAAGGCGATGCGAACACCGATTTGCTGCCGGATTTACCGACATTGCGAGAGCGCAGCCGGGATCTGGTACGAAACAACCCAGTTGCAACCGGTGCGATTAACACTGCCGTAACCAACGTGGTTGGCTCTGGCTTGCGCCTGCAAAGCACCGTCGATGCTAAGGCGCTGGGTATGTCGGATGAAGAGGCTGAACAGTGGCAGGCCCATACAGAGCGTGAGTTTTTGCTGTGGGCAGGCAGTAAGTATTGCGACCTGACGGGCGTTCAAAATTTCTCTGGGCTGCAGGATCTGGCGTTTCGTAGCTCGCTGGAAAACGGTGATTCGTTCGGAGTGTTGCCGGAAAAGGCCGTTCAAGGCAGCCCGTATAAAACCCGTGTGCAGTTGATTGAGGCCGATCAGGTTTGCAATAAAGACGGCAAACCGAACAGCGCTACTCTGGCCGGTGGTATCGAGACGGATTCTGACGGCGCTCCTGTCGGTCTGCAGGTTATGGTGAGTCACCCTGGTAGCCCAAAGGCAGAACGGAAGTGGCAGGTTGTGCCGTTTCGGGGTGGGAATACTGGGCGTGTGAACGTCGTGCATTTGTTTGAGCGCAAGCGGGTTGGTCAGCTTCGGGGTGTGCCGTACTTGGCATCGGTGATTGAGCCACTGAAGCAAATCAGCCGGTATACGGAATCTGAACTGATGGCGGCTGTTGTTAGCGGTATGTTTACTGTGTTCGTTAAAACAGAAGCAGGACAGGGTGGGTTGTTGGGGCCTAACGACATAGAGCAGGCTGGGGTTCAGGGTGCCCAGTCAGTTGAGCGAAATTACCAGTTGGGTAATGGCTTGGTTCTTGAAGGAGCGCCGGGGGATAGCATCGAAACGATTAACCCTGGTCGGCCTAATGACTCGTTTGATCCGTTCGTCCATGCGATTCTGAAACAGGTGGGTGTTGCGCTGGAAATCCCGTATGAAGTGTTAATGAAGGCGTACCTGTCCAGCTACTCCGCCGCCCGTGCGGCCCTCTTGGATGCGTGGCGTTTTTTTCGCAAGCGTCGTCAGTGGCTAGCCGCTAATTTTTGTCAGCCGATCTATGAAACGTGGCTCGCTGAAGCGGTCGCTCTGGGCCGCGTTCACGCGCCGGGGTTCTTTGCCGATCCAGCCATACGCGCGGCGTACTGTCGGGCGCTGTGGCATGGCGACGGCCCTGGTGCCATTGACCCTCTTAAAGAAGCGAACGCAGCGGAAAAACGCATGAATATTCGGATTACGAATTTGGCTCAGGAAAAAGCCGCGTATGACGGTGGTGACTGGGAACAGACCGTTAGGCAGCGTAAACGTGAGTTGTCGATGATTGGGGAAACCGGTCAGGCAGCGAACGACTCAACGCCAGAACCGCCCTTTAACCCGGATGATCCGCAATAACCGGCACTGAATAACACAGCCCGTCCTGGCTCACGTCACGGCGGGCTTTTTTGTACCTGGAGAATTTATGTCAGTCCTCGACATGCTCAGCGCCCCTTGGGCGATAACGCCAGCCCGATTGGATCAGATCCACAGTATCTATCAGGCAAAGGTTGCTGGTGAGTCCCTGTCTGTAGCAGAGCTGGAGGCTCGCATGGGCCGTTCCGTCAACAATGATCATAAGGGCTATGAGGTCGTTGATGGTGTCGCTGTTATCCCTGTGGACGGCGTGATGTCCAAGCGAGCGAATATGTTTCAGGCCATATCTGGTGGGGCATCTACGCGACTCCTGACCAACGACCTGGAGCAAGCGCTGGATGATTCGGCAGTGCATACCGTGCTGTTTGTCTTCGACAGTCCGGGTGGCGCAGTGGATGGCCTGCCTGAATTTGCTGAGGCCATTTACAGGGCGCGAGATAAGAAGCGAATTGTTTCCGTTGCTGACGGTTTGATGGCCAGCGCGGCGGTCTGGTCTGGTGTTGCTGCCAGTGAGGTGTATTCCGTTGGTGAGGCCACACTGGTTGGCTCCATTGGTGTGATCACCAAACACATTGACGTTAGCGAAATGGAGCGCAAGGCCGGGCGTGTCACTACAGAAATTTATGCAGGTAAATTCAAGGCAGTTGGCTCGCCGCATAAATCGCTGGACGGTGAGGCCAGATCCATTCTGCAGGAACGGGTTGATTATTTGTACAGCCTCTTCGTTGAGTCAGTCGCTAAATACCGTGGCCAGTCTGCGGAATACACATTAGCCAATATGGCTGATGCCAAGGTTTTTACGCCCAAGCAAGCTCAGGATGTCGGCTTGATTGATGGCCAATACGAAACCGTCGAATTACTCATTCAAGACTTGGCCGCCAAGGCCGGGCCATCGTCAGCCGGTCAACGGCGTCCTTTTGCAACAACCACCCAACCAACAACGGGGGCAGCTATGCCAGATCCAAATAATTCAAACCCGGCTGATACGCCAACCATTACAGCGGCGTTTATTGCCGAACAGCATCCTGACATTGCCGCGCATTTCCGGGCTGAGGGAGAGGCCGCAGGCACTGCGTCGGGTGCGACAGCAGAGCGTGAACGTATTCAGGCGGTGCTCGATCAGTCCATGCCGGGCCATGAGGCCCTGGTTCAAACACTGGCGTTTGATGGCAAAACCACAGGCCCTGAAGCGGCTGTTCAGGTTCTGCAGGCTGAAAAGAAAGCCAAAGCCAAGGTTGGGACTGATCTTTCTTCAGATGCTCCAGATCCGGTGCCGACGGCGGCGAAAGAGGGGCTGGAAGAAAAACCTCCGAAGGCCAGCGAGAAAGACCCAAAGGTATTGGCGGCGGCGGCGCGTGAGTTGGTTGATAACGCTGAAGTCAAGGGGCAGAAGCTGAGTTATGCCGACGCCATGCGTCAGGTGACCAATGAATCTTGAGATAACCCAAACACAAAGGATAGCGATTCATGAATCCAACACTGATTAAAAACCACACGGCAGGT